GGAACCAGTGTATTTTCAGGATTCAAAACTGAATTACCTGGTATGTATGTTTGATCTAAATGTGACATAAGATTAATTACCTGAACTTAATATCCCCAACCCTACAGAGAGTTGATAATTTATCATATTATCGGTCAGTTGATCATCACCGAACCATGAATAATATGAGCTTTGGTTTTTTGTTATTGTTGTAAATTTGCTATCCCAGTCTATTACATTATCATAAAAAATTTCATCTGAGCCAGGTTTATAGCTGTAAATTTCATAATATCTGGATACTTCAGTTCCGCTTATTCCATCACCAAGAACCAATGTCCAACCCCAATCAGTATTAATATCGCTCAATCGAACCACTTGGGTTCCTCCAGATAGAAAACTATTCTTTACAACTCCGAAATTTGTTAATTTTCCTTCTGAATATACTTGTCCAAACTTTTCAAATAAAACAACCTGACCTGATGTTGGTAATATGGTTGTTTCGATTGGAAGAAGATCACCTAAATTTCTTCCATAGTTTGGATTGTTTAATGTTTGTCTTTTGTCATAATTAGAAGAAAATTCATTTCCTTGACCTCTTAAAACAGATTCTTTACAAGAAAATAAATCAACCAATCTTTGTAAATCAGAAGGAAATGGAAAATTATAATCCTGTAATATTACACCTATAGTTTCCTCCATACTTTTCAATTGTGCCAATCCACATGCATCAGGATCTACATTATTCATTGTGAAATTTGCTATTTTTTCATATATTCTTTTTCCAAGAATATTCAAAGGAGAATTAGAATCTCCTACAATCTGTCCAAGAAAATTATTGAAAAATGCTGGACTATTTTGTAGTGATTCTTGTAAAATATATGATTTTATATTTCCAATCATATCAAAATCTTCATTAATTTTAGCAATTCCATATTTTCCACTTAATGGATAAATGTTAAAAGAATTACTCTGACCAGTGATAGTTCTTGTTCTTGTATTGAAATAATATTTGTTAATCCATCGCATGCCAGTCCAATCACCATATGCACGAAGATTGTTAGGATTTATATCTTGTGTGTCGATTTGACTTACATTCTGAATGTTTGAAATAATGAAAGGATTTTGTAAAGGATACAAATAGATCTTTTTATCAAATCCATTAACTGCCCACAGATTGTTTTCAGTATCGCAAGCCAATGCATCTATGCTTTGATATTCATTGGTAAGATTTGTTCCAAGTCCAATTTGGAATGATGTAAGATCATTATAAGTTTTTAATCTTAAAATGCTTTCTCTATTATAAAGAGCATAAACATATTGATCTGCATCCACGGCAAGCGGACCAAAACTGCTATAACCACTCAAAGGAAATCCGGTTTCCAACAATCTAGTTTGTGAATCATATTTGTATATGAAATCATTTCTATCTAAAACACTTGAAAAAGGTTTCATGTATGTTGAAACCGTCAAATACACTTTATTGTTTCTATCAATAATTAATTGTTGTGGACTGTATAATGTTGGGTATTCTTTTGCCTCTATAAATGTTCCGTTTGAATCAAACTTAACAAGATACCCTTTAAATGGATTTGAATAGCTAACCCATATATTGTTGTTTAAATCAGTTTCAACACAAGAAGGTAACATGGTGGATTCTGTGGCATACATACCGCTAAGAGGTGAGAAGCTGTAATCCAAAAATACTTCCATAGGAATACCTGAAATTGTTGCTAATGGAGATCCTCCAAATGTGTGCAAAATTGAAAAATCAACATCAGGATATGTTGGATATGCTGATTTTATAATATATCCAGTATCTTTATCTATTTTTAAGCAGGAACCTGCTGTATATAGTGTAACCCACGCATTTGCATCTCCATCCAAAGCAATTGAAGATGGTGTGGCACCTGAAAGAGGACCAGTTAAGTTCATATAAGCAATACCAGAACCCGTTAAAACAGGAGCATTCGAAAGATTTATGTTGAATATAACAGATCCGTCTTTTGTAAGTTTATAAATTATATCTCGGTCTGCATCTGCAAACCAAACTGAATCATCTTCAGACGGACTGACAGCAATTGAAAAAGGATTTTTTAGAATTCCAGAAAAAATGGTAGGAGAATTTAATGATGATGATAAAATCATGGACAACGTAGGACCACATGCATTATAAATTCTTGATTTTCCATATCTGAACAATTTGGATGCGACAGCATCACTTGAAGAAATTGAATAAGAATAATAATCCAGTCCCTGTCCCAACCATGCATAAGGAGAATCCTTGAAATAATAAGGATTATCAAAAACTCTAACAGATGCTGTAAGGGCTACATTTTCAAGAGTATTATCACTTACAAAATATCCGGCATAAAATCCTCCAGTTCGTGTGACATTTTTTATATTTGTATTTTCATAAAAATGAATATTTGAAATGACTTTTTGTGTTGATAAAGAAATAAGATCACAAGTAATATCAAAAAAATTATTTGTTCTGTTAAAATTAAGTTTAGGATAATGTTTTGTAGAATAATTAAATGAATCTTTTAATTTTATAAAGAAAGAAATTGGATAATTTTGCCATTTTATTGGATTTATGATAAATGAATCATCTTGATTTCCTTCTCCATCAATTCCATTAGAAGAAATTTTTAATGAAGTAGCAGCGTTATAACGTATTTTTACAGGTATTTCTAATGATGAGAAATTTTCAATAGGTAAACTAATAAAATCTTTTTGAGTATCATTCAAAACATTATTTTCTGTGGGAAACTTTGATATGTCTAATTGAGTGAACAGTATTACGGGTTGTTCTGAAGTTAAATTTTTTGGTTTTTGATCTACATAATTCACAATTGCAATTCCACTAGTTCCGGCCAACACTGAACCATCAACTGGAATTGAACTTTCAACCAAAGATCCATTTGATAAAGAAACATAAATTGGCTCAATTGTTGTTTTAGCAGAGCTTAAGATTTCAAAACGATTGTTTTCTTTTTTTACAAAAAAGAAATAAGATTGAAGATGCGCCCAAGGATCTTTTGAATATGTATCTAAATCCAAATAATCTGAATTGCTTCCACTTGCATAAAAATAAAGTGTATAACCATCTGCTGAAAGGGCAGGATATGACTGCCAAGAATTGAATCTTGATATGATAATGTCATCTGTCGGTTGTCCAGAAGGATATGATGCGATTTGATCATCTCCTAAATAGGTTGTTTTTAGAAAATTACCAATGTAGTTATATGCTGAAATCTTAAATGTTTGACATGCTTGTATTGAATCGCCTGCGCTTGTATATGCAAAAAAAGAAACATCATATATTCCGGGCCACCTATATGCATGTTTTGTGGATAAAGATTCAGAATATGAACCATCTCCAAAATTCCATAACCCTCTTCTATCGCTTAAAAATGTGCTACTAGATGATAATGTTGCAACAAAAGTAAGAGGTGTTATATCCAATGTGTAGGTTGAAGCAACCTGGGTATTGGTATAATCTGTCAAAGATAAATTTACGTATGTACATGCCATTTTTAAATTGTTTCAGATATTATTTCAATCCTTTGTAAGAAGTTTTCTTTATCATAAAGATAAGGAAATTGAAAATACGCAAGATTATAATTTTGAGTTGTTACAATGATATCTTCTCTGTCATAAACCGGGTTCCAAACCAAAACACTTAAACCATCTGTTGTAAGAATTCTACCGTCTTCTGTAGTTCTTTGAGTATAAAAGCTTCTAACACCTTTTGTTTCACCAATCGAATTGTTAAGTTCTGTTAAACTGATAGTTTGAGCCAATACACAATTATTTGGATTGAAATAATTTTCAAAAATTCTAATGATAGAATTTTGAATTTCATCATCATTGATTCTAGAATCTGCCCTTTTTACTATAACAAGTTTTGTTTGTTTATAAATGTCCTTATCCAATGTTTCAATTGGCAACGAAATTCCAAGATTAAATGCCATATAAACAGGATCCATATAAACAACTTCAGATGTTGTTAATTTTATGTTGTTTACAAAACTATCGATATATTGTTTTTGTGCATCTGTTGCGAAATTATTGTTAAATTTAATAGAATTGGATTCATATATGCGGGGAACAAGATAAACATATATATTGTTAAAATTACATGTATCGGCAAATGTTATTTGGTTTGCCAAAAGACGACTTTCCAATGAAGGTGCTTTCAAACCTATTTGATACAGATACTTTATGTGTGTATTCAAATAATCCTGATTATTCACAACCTGAAGATCTTGAATAATATTTCTGAAATTGGTGAAAATATAGCTTTTAAAATCTTCTGCAGTGATGAGACGATATTGACGTTTAAATGTATTCGGTGCATTCTTTCTGATATCATTTACTGTTTCAGGATCTCCGAAAATAGTGGAAGGTTTGTCATTTGTAAAACTTAACAATTGAATCTGTGAAGGACTTAAATATGCAAGATTATCACTCTTGGTATCATTCACAACAGCAGAATAATTGGTGCTAGAGAAAAGGAATAGACTGTTACCATCCAAAATATTTGGACTTATTTGACCTGATGTTCCATCACTTCTTAGATAATAAATTAAAACTTGATCACTAGGGTTTAATTGTCTTCCAGTAATATTATTTCCGAATTTAACTTCATAGCGGCCATTTTCGTTGAATCTCAATTCATAAACAGAATCTTGATTATTGCTTAAAAATAAATTAGGAACACGATTCCACATGGTCCATACTGAAGTTCTATTGTCTTTTACATACACATCAAAAGCAAAATTATCCACAAATGGAGAATTTCCGTTTTGATCTCTTAAAACAAGTCTGATAACTTCAAATGCTTCTCCTGTGGCGAAATAAATCGGATACTCAACAAATGATCCTTGATATAAAAGATTGTTATTGCTCAACTGATCCAAGGAAACAGTACCAGACAATGATTTTGTAAATGTTATATCCTCTTTGAAAGAATAGTTAATTCCATTAACAATAAAATACGAGTAACGAGGTATGGTATATGTGCCTACAGGAAGCTGCTGGTTTGCGATAGAATTAAATGAAAGAACACAAGTTTGATATCCTAATGGCTTATAATCAATTAATTTAACAATTCTGTTCATGTTTTCAAAAATTTGGGATTGAGTAAACATGCTTTCAGACGATGTTTGATTCAAATAATACAAAAGAGTGTGATAGCTATAAGCAATAACATCCAACAAACTATTGAAATTACTGCCTTCAAATATTTGATCGGTGAATACACCTCCCCGATTCAATTGATCCAACATCAATGCTTTTAAACTTTGGGCATCAAAAGCAACATATGCATTTTGATTTAAAGGAAAATCTGTTTTGCTAATTTCGTTTGACATATATTTTATATAAAGTAATATCCACTATCTCTAAGTACTCCTTTAAGAGAAACATTCTCTAGATTTAGTGAGGGTACTGAAATTCGCAAATTTATATCATATTGGCTTTCGTCAAAATTAACAATCACACTTATATTTAAAATGGAGACCCTCGGTTCAAATATTTTTACCCCTTGCAGAACGGTTTGGGCCATTAAACGTGCATTATTTTCAGTTAAATTTGTAAAAACATATTGCATTAAATTCAATCCATACGGAGGATTTAGGATTTTTTGACCTGGAAGAGTTGTGAAAAGATTAAACAAACTGTTTTTTATAGCTTCCAAGTCATAATCAGGTCTTAAGTCCTTGATTTCACGTATTTTACGTAATTGAAGACCTTGGGTGTAATTTTTTTCTAAATCTAGCTGAATATCTTTATAGATATGATCACTAACAAGTTTACCTTTTTTTAAAAATTGAAGACTAGGAGTTGCCATATTTTTAAAATATTTATTATAAAAGTTTGTTTTTCAGGGTAAATAATCTAGATGAGAAAATTTACAAGCTTATACGAATCTTTTATTAGCAGATATACACGAGGTGGTTTTTTGACTGGGGATATTGTAAAATTCAAAGATGATGCATTAAAGAGTGATTGGTTTAAAAAACAAGGATCTGCTATTCTTGAGAAAGCAAAACAGTTCGCTGAAAGCGGTCTTTTAATGAGAATAAGTGCTGTAAAAACGAATCGCCCAAGCACTCAACCAGGATTTGTTGAAGCAAACAATGCTGATGATTTTTATTGTGATATTACTCTGGAACTGGCTCCAGGGTGTTATAAGGATTTTATAACCTTGCCTGCTGCTATTCTTGAGTATAAGGATTATTATCCAAATCTGCCCGAAGTTCCAGAAGGTTTAAGGAGACCTAATAATAGCAATATCAAACCAAAAGAAATTGAAGAGGAAAAAAGCAACGATCCTCAATATGCAAATCCTGCTTATCAAACTTCAAATACTGATCGTGGTAATGGAAAGAATACTGCTTCTGAAATTGACTTAAAGAACACCAATGTAAAGATACCTTCCAGTCCAGCTGAAGGTAATAAGAACCCTAGCGTAGCTTCTTATACTTACGCTTATCTTCCTAAGTCTTAATTATATCCTGTAATTTGCACATACAGGAACTGAAATTAATCTCCTGATCAGAGGTATTTTTGCTACGATAAATTGCTTCCGACAATTCCACAAAGCATTTTTTTATCTTTTCTATACCTATATCTGAATAGAAAATAATTTCACACATTTTTCTTAAAACGGAATAATAATTAGAATCAAAATTCTTTTCATTTTCAATTATGTATTTTCTTAGTTCAACAAAATCACTAGATTTGATTTTGTTTAAAAGATTAGATGAAAACGAATCAACATTTTCAATACTATCGTTTAAATTAATGGAAAGATCTAATGAAGTTTGAAGTTCAAATATTATTTTACGTATGTCCGGATAAAATGTTTTAACTTTTTTGGAAATTATATTTTTATTTTCTTCGTTTAAAGCTATCTTTTCATTTTTTAAGATGAAAACACATCGTTCCACACACTTTTTGATAGGAGGATTTGTTATGTTTATTTCATAAACCCGGCTGCGTATTGGTTCGATAATACGATTAATGTCATTGCATGTAAAAATAAAACGATTTGTTTCTGAATACTCTTCAAGCATATTCCGTAATGCCCGCATAGCATCTGGTGTAAACCCGTCGAACTCATCAAGAATAACTACCTGAATGCTTCCGTTACTTGGCATAAGCTGAACAAAATTTTTGATTTCATCCCGAACAGTATCTATACCTCGTGTATCGGATGCATTGATATAAAGATGGTCACAGTCAAGTTCTTTAACTATAATTTTTGCTAGTGATGTTTTACCCATTCCCTGCTTTCCGTGAAGCAAAAGGTGGGTAATAGTTTTTTTATCTAGACATTTTTTTACAAACTCTTTTGTTTTTTCATCTAAAATAATATCATCCAAACATGCTGGACGATACTTTTCGACCCATAGATTGTTTGCAATAGTCATTTATTAACCTAAATATATATGATATGGATCAAAAAATAGAAGTCAAGAGTCTTTTAGACCAATTGCATGAAGTACAGGCATTGGCTAGTCCTGCAGTGGTTGAAGATAAAAAACTTAAAAAAGAAGAAGTTGAAGAATTTGTCATACAACAATCGGCAAGATTAATACGGGAAACAAATGATCTCATATTGGCAATGAAGGATTATATATCCCACAGCCCAGAAAGCAAAGAAATAATAGCTCTTTCTGAATTGGTCAAAGCAAGTACTTCTGCCATAGATACTTTAAATAAAATAAATCTGGCTGAACAGAAAAATAAAACAGCCAAAGAGATTAAAATCATGGATATTGAATCCAAAAAAGAACTTAAAAACACAGAATCGGAACATCGAGTCACGTTTACTCGGGAAGATATTCTAAAGAAACTTATGGAATCTTCTGTGTCTATAGAATCTGTTACAATAGATTCAAATATTAAGAAATCGGAATAACATCCAATGCTCTTTGATTGGTAAACGAAGTTAAAATATCTGTTGCTCTTGATCTCAATTGTGTTTGATATTGAGGATTACCTTCGATTAGAGTTGTAATAACTGTGGGAGGAACCACCTGAATATTACTTTGAGGATCTGATGCATTATAAGATGCATAAAATTCAAGAACTCTATAAAAGTCTTTATATTCCTGGCGTATTTTTTGAGTTAAATTATTAACTGCATTCATCATTCTTTCATAATGATTATAATCTGGAATTAAATTTTGGCCGTGTGGAAGAGTGTTGTTGGATATTTTTTCTTGTATATTAAAGCAGGAATACCTAAACAAAGTGTTTGTAGATTTTGACAAGGATGCATTAACAACTTTTGCATTTGGACTGACTTTATTATCTAATGTGGATCCATACAAAACTGGGGTGGGCAGGTTTTTAATATCACGATCTGAAAGCAATTCTGTAGAAGAATCTGCGTAATTGGTCATTCTTGTTAATAAACCTACACAATCAGAAGTATTTCTGAAATAAACACCATTTCCACCAATTTCAAATTTTAATTTATCCTGTACTTCGGTCAAAGATGTTTTGTATTGATCTAACCAAAAAACCACAAAATCAGTTTTTAATTTTGCAAAACCTTCTTTTTCCAGATTTTTAAAGAAATTAGTTTTTGAGGTAATTGGATCATTGGCCATATATGATTTTTGCCAATTGATTGAAACATCTAATTCATTTTGAAAATTTCCAATAACATCAAGATAATTTGATGCGGACTTGTAAAAATCTTTTTTAAAGAAAAGATTTAAAGAAACCATTTCTGGATCTATGGTTTTTATATTGTTCATAATCCTTCTTTTGTTAATTTGAGATCATTAAAATTGTAGGTTTTGATTGCAAGTATTTCTGTGTTATAGGTAGTATCAGTGAAAAGGTGATTGCATTTAACTATCAGATATATTCCCAGATACTTGTCATCAAAAGGATTGTTAGGGACCTGATTGTTTCTTTGGATATTAATAAATTTGCCTGCTTGACGAATGGTATTTCCTTTGGTTTTGAATTTTATGCAATTGTTTAAAAACAAAGAAGATTTTAAAATTTGATTTCTTCCAAATGAAAATCTTTGATTTTGACTTTCACTACTTACAGAAAAAATGTTTTTAATGTTTTTTTGTTGTTCTCTATATTTGTTTAAAGTTAAATTACTTGCTGGTGATTTTCCGTTTTGTCCTTTCATGTTTTGAACATAATTTTGATAATATATCTCCTGCGCCCTTTCTATGTTATTATTTGTAAAATCTATACGAAATGTATGAGTTGCAAAATTATGGCTATGAACAAGGTGAGATACGATATCATTTTGTGAATCCATTCCTGACATGGTAGTGAATTCATATTGATCAAGAATACTAGAATTGTTAAAGGTGATTAGATTGTTTTGAAATTCAGGTATTCTTGTTTCAACGTCTTTAGGTGAGGAATTATCGCTGGGAAATGCCAAATAAAAGGTTTCTATCATGTCTGGGCCACCCAACCCTGTAATGCCTTCATTTTGCAAAAATGATGAGGATTGATATGCTCTTTTGAAAAGATCACTATAACTAGTTAAACTCCATTCATCTGTATATCTTTGTATTCTTAAAAAACAATTATCATAATTGGATTCCACTGTGCTGACATGGTAATCCAAAAGATATTGCAAATCATCTATGGCTTTTGATTGAGCAGGACTACTGTAAAAAAGTGAACTACCGCCTTCATCCCATATGTCTGAAAATTTTATATTATAATTTTCATCAGGTGTAAATGTTTTTTTTAATAATTCTTTAATGGCTATTCCGGTTTGTGCGCCTCGATCTTGGTTGTTTAGCAATATAATTTGATCGTTTTTTATCAAATCAGAAGTTGAAAAATAAACCTGTTTTTCATTCATGATTTGATAGCTAGTATCATGAAAATAAAGCTTTTTATATTTTAATTCAGGACTATCACCTAAAACATCTTCAGTATTATAAATTGAAAAAGCAAATTTTAAATTAAAAGTACGCTTATCCTGTTCATCAAAATTGCCTTGTTTTACTGATGTTCCTTTACCTTTAACATCAGGCATAATGTCAATATAAAGGAAATCTCTACAATCTCCCCGGAATCTATAACCCACAAAAGAATCATTTTTATTTTGCGCAAAATACTCATTTTTATCTGAACCTGGATTGGCAATTCCATTAATAGATTCTAAAACATCGAAACGATTTTCATAAATTAAATATCCCTCATGATAAAAATTACTGATCGTGTCTTCCAAAACCAAAGCTTTTATTGCGGATTGCTTAATCCGAACCACATCACCGTCCGGATTAAAAAGAACAATATTATAATAATAAAGACCGTCATCATTTATTTTTACAACTTTATCGGAATGATCATCAATATTTGTAATTGTTGATGGAAGCATGCTCATAACGTAATAGTATTTTTAATATTGTTTAAAATTAAAGGAACAAATTCTTGTCGTATTATCTTAAGCTCCTTGCCTGGTTCTGCAAATTTTATAGGATTTTTTATATTATTTATTAAACAAATAAGCCACCATAAATCGATATTTTGATATTGTTCATAACTTATGGTTGTCCATGGTACGCGGCGGTTAACAACAACCACATAATAATAAGTTTTATCTATTTCTTCAGGTATGTTTATGGAGTTTAATATATTATAAAAATAATTATTATTACCGTCAAGATATAATTTAAAAATATTTTCATAACGAGAAGGTGATAATGATCCCAGTTTTGTTATGTCGTTCTGATATTTTCCTAGATCAATCATAAAATATTATCTTCCTTGTCCAGGGTTTGGTACGTTAGGTGGATTTATGTTTTGAGATGGATTAGAAGTGGGTGAAGATATTTGTCCATTTTCTTGGCTTCTTATGTCTATGGAAGTACTTAAAGATGCATAGTCAAAGTTTCTGCTATCACCCACCAATCCTTGGAAATCTATATCAATAAGATATCCATCAGGAATGATTGTAGTTATTTTGCTTGAGGATTGTCCCAAACCTGATTCGTCAATGTAAGGAATGTCCATTATTCGACGAGATCCTAAAAATTGAACTTCTAGTTTGGAAATGTATGCAAAAGGCATATATTTTTGTCCGGGTAATTCCAATTCATAAATGACAGGAGGTTCAATCAGATCTCGGGTAAACCTAGAAGGACGGTTTTGATAAATGAGAAGAAACACAAACTGCCAATTTCTTATAACATCATCAAATGTTGCATGACCTGTATTGATTAAAGGAAATTTAACATTAAATGTTTCTCCATTGCTTGGAAATTGGTAAAATTTAGGACGTTCAATAAAGGTTCCGGGTTGAAACATATTAACTGCACCAGCAGCTCCTTTTGTTGCTTCTGCCATTCCTTCCACAAGATCTGAAGCTCCTAATGATAAAGGACCCTGTCCTATACCTTGGTTTTCGTCTGAAAAATTATTAGAGATTCCGGTATGGCGATCTTGAAAATATGGAAGTTTATAATTCCATCCCGTAGGTTCTGTGATGTATATTCCATTATATACTTTCAATACCTGATCAGAAGATTTTAATATACTAGAATTTCCTGCAGTTTGTAAAAAAGTTGTTTGATCTTTTTGAGCATTAGATATTGTACCTCCTAATTTAGAAAAAAGATTTTCAAAATTACCCAAACTGTTTTGCAATTTTTGTGTTATATCATCTAAAAAGTTTATTCCAAAATTTTGGGCAACATTTTGACTGGCATTAACAGCTCTACTTAAAAGACCGCCTTGAAATCCAACCGTGGCAGCACTATAAAATGCTTGAGCAACCAAAGCATTTGTCATTAATCGTTTCTCAGAAAGATATAAAACTGGAACTTCTTCTCGTTTTCCAAAAGGAGTATGTGTCCAATAAAGATCATTTATAACATCTACCATTCCTGTATTTGAATTAATACCAAGACTACGTATGGGATTTACTTTGCTTCCATCTTTAGGTGAAGTTGAAGACCCTATAGATGAAAATTTAGCAGGAACCAAGATGGGCGGAGCACTTGAACCTTGTGAAATATTATCAGAAGTGTTCTTTGTAAATTTCCAAATATTTCCTATTAGATCTGACATAAAATATTATTCTCTGAATGAGCTTCTGAAACTATTTATTGTGGATGGTTGAAGGAATGAATTAACAGAACTGTTTCTAACGTTATTAACAACCATGGCTCTACTAGATGCTAATTGTGCAACAAGTTGTTCCATTTTTTTGTTTAATTCCTTTATTTCACGCAGTTGATCAACTGCTATCTTTGAATTTACAGATGAATTTTTGTTTAAATCCTGGATTCCTGTTTTAACATCACCAAAACCTTCAGGTGACGATGATTCCTTTTCCATGGAGAATAAATTATTGGCTTCATTTGGTTGAACCATTTCCGGAACTTGAAACATAGATTGTGATTGAAAATCTTGATTTTCTGGTGATTGAAACGATTGCATGAACTGATTTGGTTGTTCTTGTGAAGCTTCAAAAGGATTTTGTAGCAAAGGTATTTTTTCATTTTTATTTTCTACATAGGTTTCTTGTTTGGCTCCTGTATCTTCACCTTCAAAAAGTTTTCCTATTAAAGGAATTTTTTTTGCTTTATCTCTTATAAAGTTGAAAATTTTTGATAACAAATCGCCTATAAAACCGAAAATACTATCGAATTTTTGCTGTACGAAAGTAAAGAAATTCTTAACCTTACCGAAGGTATCTCCAAAGAAATTTTTAATAGTTTCAAAATTATTAATCAACATTCCTATTGGAGTGTAATCGAAAAATTGTTTAATACCTTTAATAACACTGTCTATATTCAGATTGCTAAAGAATCCCTTGATATAATCTATTCCATCCAGAATCATTCCTATTGGAGTGTATTTGAAGAAGGTT